TACAACCGAGAAACCAATCTTCAACGGCATTGATTTGGATGTGAAGTAATGTTGCAAACCACGACCGCCCAGAGTAAAATTGCCAACCTGCGGAAGCGGGTGCGGATAGTTAGGGGTGGCACATCCTCATCAAAAACATTTAGTATCATTCCGATGCTTATCACCTACGCGGTTCAGAACGCAAAGTGTGAAATTAGTGTGGTATCGGAAACCATCCCCCATTTGCGAAGGGGTGCAATCCGTGATTTTCTTAAAATTATGGACATGGTGGGGATGTTTGATCCGTTGAAATGGAACAAATCATCATTGACCTACACATTTTCAAACGATAGTTACATCGAATTTTTTAGTGCAGACCAACCGCAAAAATTAAGGGGTGCAAGGCGTGATGTTTTATTCGTAAACGAGTGCAACAACATCGATTGGGAATCGTACTATCAAATGGCGATTCGTACACGCAAATTCATTTATTTGGATTATAACCCCGTTGCGGAATTTTGGGTGGATAGTGAATTGGTCAACGACCCCGATGCGGAAATGATTGTACTCACATACAAAGACAACGAAGCGTTGGATAAATCCATAGTGACGGAAATTGAAAAGGCACGGGATAGGGCAACCACATCTAATTATTGGGCGAATTGGTGGCGGGTATATGGACTTGGTGAGATTGGAAACTTACAAGGGGTTATATTCAGCAATTGGCAAACCATTGACACCATTCCCGAGGATGCAAGGTTGCTTGGCATTGGTGTGGATTTTGGGTATACAAACGACCCCACGGCGATTGTGGCCGTTTATGAATACAATGGTCAAAGAATAATAGATGAAGTGGCATATCGCACGGGAATGCTTAATTCGGACATTGCAAAGGCCTTACCCAATCATGTGCCAGTTTATGCGGATAGTGCCGAACCGAAATCAATCGATGAAATTAAAAGATACGGCATAAGAATTAAGGGAGTGACCAAGGGCAAGGATTCCATTAACTATGGAATACAGATAATGCAATCACAATCGTATTTAATTACATCCACATCCACCAATTTAATCAAGGAGTTGCGGAATTATTGTTGGGATAGTGATGCCCAGGGGCGAAGCATGAACAACCCCATTGGCACGGATCACGGGATTGATGCGTTTAGGTATCATGAAATGATGGCATTAGGTATTAAAAGCAATTACGGGGTATATTCAATCAAGTAATTTTGTTTATTTCGTGTTTATTTGTATCTTTGAAAAGACAAATGATGAAACACGGTAGTTTATTTTCGGGAATTGGAGGGTTTGATTTAGCATCCGAATGGATGGGATGGGAAAATGTTTTTCATTGCGAGTGGAACGAATTTGGTAAAAAAGTGTTGCACCATTATTGGCCAAACGCAGAATCATTTGACGACATTACAAAAACCGACTTTACAAAATATGCAAACAAAATTGACATTCTCACAGGAGGATTCCCATGTCAGCCCTACTCAATGGCGGGAAAACGACAAGGTAAAGAAGACGAACGCCATTTATGGCCCCAAATGCTTAGAGCAATACGGGAGATTAAACCAAAGTACATCGTGGGGGAAAATGTTTTTGGGTTGCTTAATTGGAATGGAGGGATGGTATTCGACGAGGTGCATTCTGACTTGGAACTTGAGGGGTACGAAGTCCAGGCCGTGGTTATACCTGCGGCGGCGGTCAATGCCCCACACGGACGAGATAGAGTATGGTTTGTTGCCCACAATCACAACCATGGATTATATGGAACCAAAGACGGACAAAGCGTGGGACAAAGAAATGAACGAGACACGGAAGGGTCGAACCAAACCCGCGAATCTTCGAGATGTGCCAACAAGGATGCCATATTTACTACCAACACCAAATTCAAGTCCGAGGGAAGTGACGGAGGAACAAACGATGAAACGAAAAGAAACATACGGAGGGGAAACGAGGGCAATGTATTTGGAACATTACGCAGCAATGGGATTATTGCCAACACCAACGGCGATGGATTCGAGCAAAGACGGGGACATGACGGGATCGGCCAAAATGTTGATGGGGGCAACACATCGTTCAAGTGGGCAACCAATTCAAAAGACATTGACGGATGCAATACAAATGGAATATCTGAAAAGCAATCCACAGTTGGCCCAAGAATTAGCGAACAAACCAATGATGAAAAGAACAAATTTACCACCACAAAAGGAATTTGTAGATTGGATCAGATGCATAACGAATTCAAAGGAATTATCACAATTGATAAATGTAAAATTATCAACAGTGGAACATTGGTTCAGAAAGGATTCAAAAGGATTCAGTCACCCAAGCATAGAGGAATGGCAAAAGATTGCAGAGATATTTCAAGTTACGGAACAAATGAATGCAAGAATGATGGAACAATCATCAATAGAATGGATGGGGATGTTGCCGACACCCGCGGCATCGGATTTCAACGCGAGGGGGAATCAACCCAATTGGAAGGGGGACGATTTGGTTTCAACAATCCACAAAACAACAAAACAACATGGGACAACTTCCCAACTCAATCCCCGATTTGTGGCGGAGATGATGGGCTTCCCACCGAATTGGACCGAATTACCTTTTCAAAATGGAGAAACGAATCCATAAAAGCATACGGGAATGCAATTGTTCCACAAGTGGCATACCAAATTTTCAAAGCAATTCAACAAACGATATGACAAGCCATTACCAGCAATTACACAACCAACGACAAGAAATTAAACGACTGCGATTATTGTTAGTGCAGATACAAGGCGAAGCCCTAACCAAAATCCAATTGTTAAAGCGTGAAATAATAAACCCACGGGTTGATTTTAACGATGCACCCAACCATTGGAAGGAAGTATTGAGGGCCGTTTGCACAGTATCGGAATTAACACCAGATGAAATACTTTGCCCATCACGGAAACGGGCATCGTTATACGCCCGTCACATGTTCAACTTTATTTGCAGAAAAAGGTTAGGGATGCCATGGGCAGAAATTGGTCGGATCATCCATCGCGACCATTCAACGGCAATCAATTCGGTGAACGAGTTTAGTAACATTTTACACACCGATAAGGAGGTGCAAAGGCAATACGCCAAAGTGTGTGTGTTGCTCAATGAAGCGTTGGAATAACAAAGCGGGGTTTGGTCGTTTTATAATTAATGATTGAATCAAAAACCATATTAGTACCCACATCGCTTAAGGATGTAAAGTTGCATCAAATGTTGGCGTATCAAGGTCTTAAAGACGACATGGAAGATACCCAACGCCAGTTGGAAGCGGTATCAATTTTTTGTGAGTTGACTATGACCGAGGTCATGGCCATGCCGTTTGATGTATTGCAAAAGGCCGTGGAACGCATCACATTGATGTTGACAGAACAACCAACATTCACGCCCAGGTTCAAAATGGATGGCGTTGAATACGGGTTTATTCCAAACTTGGATGATATGTCGGTGGGTGAGTTTATAGACATTGAAACATACACAAAGGAAACGCACGATTTATGGAAGGTGATGAGTGTGTTGTATCGACCCGTTACCCATAGCGGACAGAACGGAAGATATGAGGTTGCGCCCTATTCGGCAAACCTTGTCAGTGGGTTTAAGGATTTAGATTGCAACACCGCATTTGGGGCCATAGTTTTTTTTTGGAGTTTAGGAATCGACTTACTGAATTCTATCCAGAAGTATTTGGAGGTGGAGATGGCACCGCAGATGAAAACCGCCTTACCAAAAAATGGGGATGGTTTGGAATGGTCTATCGACTCGCTAACCGAAATTTCCTACAATTGGAAAATGTCTATACTAAAACCATTCACACCGCTTTGTATTGGACCGCTTACGAAAGCGACATTGCGGAAATGGAACAAAAAATCATTAAACAAAGTTACAAGCGATGATAAATAATCACATAGGAACCGCATTTAAGGTATTCAAAGACATCGCCACGGATGAGGGATGGAATTATAGCCACGGCACATTGACCGAGTTTGATTTTAAGGCGTTCACGGTATTCCCGTTGATGCATTGCTCAATCCAATCGGTATCGTTGACCGACCAAATTGCATCCATTCAAATGAACATCATGATTGCGGATCGTGTGAACTTTTTGAAAGGTGAGAACGGGCAATTGAATCTTATTACAGTTTATAACCAATACGGGTACACCGAGAATGAAAACTATGCACACATCCTTCAAGAAATGTATGTGCAAATGTCAAAGGGTTTGTGGAAGTTAGAGCAAGACAATTATTCACAAATACAATTCCAACGCCCCATCGTGTTTAATCCATTTGTGGACACGATGGATTCAGTATTGGCGGGATATCAAATAAGTGTCACCATTGACTTAATAAACCCGTGGGTTACTGATGGCGATTGCGTTTAAGAATAGCGTTGCCGTTGTTGCGGATTATTCCAAGAAGTGGGCAATTGCTTGTCGGAATATGTTGGAAATAAAACGCCCCCGAACTTCTATCCGTGCCAAGTGGAAAAAGATTGGTGGTGGATGGCAAGTTGTGTCAGCAACCAAAAAAACATTCCGTGGTAATTATGTGGCAAGTGGTCAATTGGTGGCATCAATCCAACCCGATCCGAATGGATTGAATATGGGTATCAGTATGAACAAGACGGCCGACTATGTGCAACGAGGTCGGAAGCCAGGCAAAGGGATTCCATTGGATTCAATGCGTAGTTGGGTTAAAATGAAACGGATT